CTTACTAATTAAATTTATTAAACAAAATACTAATTTGAATCGGACAACTATTGATAATATGATTTCTATTATTACCTAATTTACTTTTTTATCCATGATTTCCATTTCTTTTTGTTTGTGAAAGTATCCGATAAAATTTCTTTTGAGTTTCTAAGTGTTACTTTCCCATTCGGATTTTCTGTAACACCTTTACACCCTTTATATCTCATACAAACGTCCATCGCCTCTTTTACTGTTCTAAAAATATTATCATCTCCGGTAAAGTCTTTAAAGTAATTTCCAGTCGGGTCCACACCGACCAACCTCCCATTTATTTTTTTTTTACTCAATTTTTCACCCAAAGCACCATTAATTTTTTCCCATTTGCTATAATCTATTTCATCTATATCATGATCAACACAGATATCAAAATCCTCTCCGCGAGTTAATCCTAATTTAGAATTGTTTTTTATTGGACAAACTTTCATATTACCAATTACATTGGGGTTCTTATCTGGATTATCATCCGGTTTGTGAACTATACATTTGTTAACTATTTTCTCTTTACCAGTATTAGACCTATTTTTAAATGGGAATATACATTCCTTCCCTGATTTAGTCATTGTTTTATTTTCTGGGAAAGGACAGAACCCAACCGTTTTAATCTGGCCTTTTTTAACATTAAGACTTTCATCATTTATATCCTTTTCATAAACGCTTGTTGCACATATTAGTCCTTTATTTGTCTCTTTCGGTTCCTTTATCTCTGTACCATCTGTATCAATATATGGAAAACAACAATAACCAGGTTTGGTTGGTATATTGTCTACCTTTTTATGGTTCTTTCCCATAGGGTCTACATCAGATCCAAATATATCACTTTTACATTTGCCATCATAACAAAATCCATATTTAGTCATAACATTTTTCTCATCGACTTCTGTGGCACAGATATATCCGTTATCTTTATCCTCATGTAATATACACTGTGTATTTAGAAAACTATTACCCTTTACTCTGAATGGGAAAATACATTTACCTTCCTTTATATTTTTATCCTTTATTTCTTTACCCTGTATATTTTTTACACGACCTATTTTATCTTCAAATACATCATTCTGGTTTTTAGCAGCCTGTATTTCTTCTTCTGACAGAGTATATTTCATATCTTCTAATTTAGATAATGGTTTTTTTATCAAATCCATATCTATTAACTTAGAGTTACCTAATGTAATAGGCCACATATTTAATGTTGTGTTTTGTGAAAGATACATATTTTTAATATCAAAAATCGAGTTTACATATTCCATAAATTTGTCTCCCTCTACCAATACGTTCTTATCATCTACCTCGTCTAAATATTTACCCATTAGTATTTCTTCTCTTTCTAATAATGAAAATAAGATTTCTTCTGATAATTTAGAAATATATTTTATCTTTAATCCAGATTTTAATACTAAATTGCATTTTGGGAAGTTTATTTCTATTTTTTTACCATCTATTTCTATTTCTTTTTTTTTATTAGGAGAAGGTGTAGCTTGTTTTGTTGCTCCACATTTTTTTGTTTTATTGTTTAATCTATTATTATTTTTAACAGTTTTAATAGAACTTTTAATTACAGTTATATTAGTAACTATAAAATTTATAACCTTTAATAATTCTTTTCTTTTTTTATTAATATCTAATTGAGTAATAATATTATAAACATGATCTCTTATAGTATCTATTTTTTTGGTTTTTGTTGAGAAAAATAATTTTAGTTCATTTTTAAGGTTAGTGTACATTTCATCATCTGATTTATAGGATGACAAAAATTTAATTGAATTATTTTCATCTGTATTAATTGCGTCTAGTTCAAATTCGTAATTGAATTCAATAACTGGTAATTTGTGTACGGAATCATTATAAACTACTCTTTCTAATGGATGGAAACTTCCATCTGTTAATCCTATGGCAAAAATAATATTGTCCTTAACAATTAATGAATTAGCTTCATCACCAAGTAGGGTTATAAGTTTACCATATTTTACAAGTTTTAATTCTGATATCTTTTTTTTAGAACCCGTCTTTTTATCTATACCATATGGTCTGGTAAAAACAATTCTATCATTATCTAACATAACACCAATACCCTTGAAATTTTCATCAATGATATGATGTTTAATGTTGTCTTTAATAGATGAAACTGGTTTAAATTTTTTATAATTAATTTTGTTATAAACTGTTTTATATAATGAATCATCTAACTTCCAATCACAATTATTTTTTGTAAAATAATATAGTCTTTTTACATAATTTAACAAGATTCCATTGGTGTAATTTTCTATTTTTTTATCAAATGCAGTTACGAATGTAGGTTCAAATACATCTTTAGAAGATTTTGCGATAATAATAGGTTCATAGTATTGATTATATTTATATAGAATACATATTTTGTTTTCATCATTGAATGTATCTTCATAAACTGGACAGTGAGTATAGAGATATTCTTCTCTATTTTTGATTATCTTTTCAAAAATAATAATATTTATACCCTTATCAGAAGAAAACCATTCTTGTTTACGTGATAATAGGTCTTTAAATATAATCGGGTCTTTGGGTATATTCATGTCTCCGCAATATTTTTTAAAATTTTCAAATGCACCAATAATATTTGTTAGTTTATTAAATAAGCCTTTAGTTTTTACTAATTGTATTTTATCATCAATATTATTTTTTAATGGAGAGATATTTAGTATAAAATCCAATAATTCTGGATATTCGTTACACCATTTAGATACTAATTTATCGTCAAGATTAAATTTTTCAGATGAAAATAGGTTTAGTAGGTCTCCATTATTTAATCCTAAAAATTCAACTGGACCAAGATTTTTAATAATTTCTTCAACCAGTCTTGTTGCTGTCCATTTAGATTTGATTCTTTTCTGATCATGTGTGTCCTCATCTTTATCACCTTTAAATGAAGCCATAGCTGATAAGAATGATGTATTAATATTTTGTTTTACACCTCTTCTTATAAACTGTGAAGTTCCATCAATTAGTCTTGAGTCATCTATTAATTTTTCAGTACCGTTAAGTAATGTATTAAGTCTTTTGTAGAGTGCTCCAAGTTTACCTTTCTCGAGTGGAAATTTATCTTCGCCTTGTATATATTTATCTTCTACGCGTGATTCTTTATTTACAAAGTCTTTAAAATCATAGTTATTTTGTTTTAGTTTTGTTTCATAACTTTTACCTTTGTGTAATCCTTTATTAATTGAAATAATAAATCCTACTCTTATAAATACATCTAATTTAGTTAATTTATCATATACTTTGGGGCCATCTTTTGTAATAACATAAACATTATTTTCTTTACGATTGGTTTGATTTTTAAGAAGTATAGTATTATTTTCTTCGAGTTTAATAAAATTTGTTTCCTTTTTTAATGTTTCTGTAATAGTTCCATCTATAACGAGTGTGTTAATGTCTATGTTTTTATCGGTTGCATAATCTATTTGAGTAAACCCACATTGAGTTTGAAATCCTCTTCCTTCCTTCTTGAAACAACATGGCATACACATCTCTTTCGGATGTAATTTAGAAGCTAATAAACCTGGATACGCCTTCCTCTCTGAACCCTTTAGGTATTTTTCCCAGTGTGTGTATGACTCATCGTTATCTTTTTGTAACTTTTCTTTAATTATTATCTGTTCCTTTTTATCTTCCCAGAACATGTTAGAACCACCCATACGGATTATAATAGTATTATTACCACCTATTTCTCCCTTTTCATCTATGACTTCTCCTTCACAAAAAGGACATTTGCCCTTATTTTTTATAAATTGGTCATCTGTAAGAGCTATTTTATCTCTAATACACCATATACGTGGACATATAACAAAATGTTTATTTTTTGATGAAGACCCCCATTCGATATACTTTAATTGTTTAAAACCATCTGGATTTATTTTTTCAAAATTAGTAAGTTCGGCTTTGGTTAATAAAATAGGCTGCCTCATATCGGCTGCACCACAACTTTTAGTATATGTTTTAAGAGTATCACTTTTAAAGTTAAACAATTTATTATCTCTTTTACGCATCTCAGACATATAGTTCCTAATAGACATCTTTTTTAACTGAACCTGTTCAAAATCAGTAGTGCTATTATCATAGTCTTCATCATTTTCATCCTCAATATCTCCATTATTATCATTATTATTATTACTTAGTGATATATTATCGTTTATTAGATTATTATCTACTAAATCAGCAAAATCATCGTCATCATCATCGTCTTCCTCATCAATTTTACTTTCTTTTAATTCAAATACAAATTCTTCTTTTGGAGGTTTAGTTTTAAGTTTAGATTTTTTAGAATCTTCAAAAACAAAATTTATAAATTCTCTAATTTGTTTTATTATTAAAAAACTATCACAATTACTTGCAGTTATATTGAACACGCCTTCCTGATTTTCATCATAATAAAATGAAATTACTATGTTTACATCAATATCTAATGGTTTTTTTTTTAATTCTTCAGTATCCATTAGTTCATTAATAACAGATAACATCTGTAGCGAATCAGTTTCTGAAAGATTAAATAGTTTTTGGGTTTCATTAATCCATGTCTTTCTAAAATTGGATACACTTAGCTTATTATCGTTTTTTATTTTTAGAAAATACCTCCGAATATTTTCAAATGAAGTAAAGTTATTTACTTTCTTGTAATTAATATAAATTTTATTTTGTTCTCTTTCTTCTGGTGTTATTTTATAAACAAAGTTATTATAGTTAGTAATATTATTATTTAATTTTAGAAATGGTAGTTTCTTTTCGGTCATATTTTCTATAAAATCTGATGTTAAAAGATCTTCTAATTTAATAGTTATATGGTTTAAAAACCGTTGTATAATTTCATTTGAAAATTTTAGTAATTTTACTATTTGGTTATAGTTAATTTCTTTATCTAGGTACCTAACAATAATTTTATCCTTAAAAAGTTGTATATCATAGTATTCATCATCGTATTTAATTTTAAGAATTAGGTATTCATTATTATTTGGTTCAAGTTCTAATTTTTTATTAATTTTTTCTTTATTAGATAATTCACTTTGGGTCCATTTTTCTAGTAAACTCCTTTCTATTGGATAGCTATATAATTCTGGATCATATTTAACAAAATAGTTTTTGGGTTCTTTAAAACCACTATTAACTATCTTAGGTGTTATTTCATTTTTATAAAGTTTATATAATTCTGAAGTATTTCTAGATTTATATTTGCAGAAAGTTACTACATCATCAAGAACTATATTATTAAAAATCTTATAAATATCTATATCTATCTGTTTTCCAGAAAATACTAGATTTTTATATATTAAAGATTTATTATCTTTTAATTCTTCATTGTCCTGTAGTTTGTTCTCTATTTTTACCAAATCTTTAATTATTGTCTTATAATTTTCAGATGTTGTTGGGTCTTTTTTGATAAATGGGAAATATATTTGTTCAATATATTCAATATTTGGAATATCTGTCTTTATTAGTTCATTATAATCTGTTAAATAAATAGTATTATTAGTAATAGTATTATAGTGTTGTAGCAAATAATGGGAACAATCCTTAAAGGTACTAAGTATATCCTGGTCTCTTAACGGTTGAGAAAGGTCACTTTCAAAAATATATTTAGTATTATCAACACTATATTGTATACCTAATATATCATTATAACCAGTAATTATATCATCTTTGCATTTGAATGTTTTGTTGCTACATAGTTCACTTGAATTTTCTTGTTTTTTTAATTTAATTGATTCATATTCAGATATCTTTTTTTTATTAACCCATAGGTGTTGGTGTTTTGGTAGATAATTATCGCAATAAATCATTATTTTCTTTTTAATAATATCAATAGTATCGTTCAAGTTGATTAGAGCTTTAACAAGGACTGTATCTTTTGTTATTTTTTTAGTATCTATATATTTTTCAATTAACTTTTTTTCATTAATAGAGAATTTTTTTAATTCAGAAATCCCAACATTATTTATTCTGTTTACTAATCCATCTATTTCAGAAAACGAACCAATAAAAATGTACCTTTTTTTTGTAATTGTATTTTCAACAGTAAATATTTTGTTTTTATCAGACATATCTAATATATAAACATATTATAAATTAATAATAAAATACTATTGTATGTCTTCAAGAATAAAATTAGATAAAAATAAAAGAATAATGTTGTTTATATTTGGATGTCTTCTTGCTAGAAGTCTACCAATTATTATTTTAAAAAAAATACCCAAACTATCTATAATTATAGTATTATTCTATTTGGGAATAGGACTATCCTTTTTAAAAACATTTCTGTTTTCTAAATCGGAATATGGATTTTTTGGTGGAAAGGTATGGTGGAATAATTTAAGACTATTTCATAGTTTAATTTATCTATCATTTGTAGTATTATTTTTAATAAAAAAAAAAATATATGTAAAGTTACTAATATTAGATTTAGTGGTAGGATTATTATCTGTAATAAATAATTATGTCTAATCTCTAAGAGGTGTGTCTGTAATCATTGTTCCACAGTATTCTATTGGGTTATTACTAAAATCTTGTTTTGTATAAATATTATTATCAATTGCTACTTTTAATAGGAATTTCATATTATCCCAGAATTCTTGGTTATGTCCAATAGATTCAGTCATAAGATGTGCAAGTTCATGAATACCAACAAAGGCGATAGTATTTATATCCACTAAAGTATTTAACCCATCTTTGGATCTTAGACAGAATACTATTTTTTCACCTTTATTGATAGAATAGGATGTATGTTTATTACCAGGACTACTTTCTGATATATTATTTTCATTATAATTACTATTTAGACGTTTAATATCTATTTTATTTTGTTCGGTGTAACCAGCGTCGTCTGATTCGGCATTTTTTACACAAATCGCAATAAGTTCTTTAAATTTACTATTTAGGACATCCATTAAATTGGCGGCCTCTTCTTTATCTGGTAAGTTTCTTACTAAATAGTTTCTTCCTTTTACGTTGACATAAACAACATCTAACGATTTGTTTTCAAGGTGTACGTAAAACACAGTTATAACTATTAATAGTAGAAAAAAAGAGACAAAATCTTGCATTATATATTAGTATAGTATAATAAATTAATTAAAAAAAAATTTGAAGAAAATTAATCAGATATATGTAAGTAACACACCTCTCATCATGTCCGACACGATTGAACTTCAGATGCTTGACTGGAAATACTATGACGAAACGCAGTTTAGTGAATATAAAAGAGATGGTGAAATTAAAAAAAAAATGATTGGTTCTAAATTTATTATCCAGGGATTTGGTGTTAATGAAGAAGGTAATTCGGTTGCTATTAACGTAAGAGACTTTCCACCTCATTTCTATATCGGACTAGATTCTCATATTTCAAGAGAGAAACTAGATATGTTTGTAAAAACAATAAAAAATAAACTTCCATTTTACTGTAAGAATGACATAGATGATAGCTATGATATAGTTAAGCGGAAACATTTCTATGGTTTTGATAATGGTACTGAATATCCATTTATCCGTATTCTATTCAAGAGTCTAAAATGTTTTACGTGTTGTTCTAAAATTCTGGAAAAGGAATTGAAAGTTCCTGGATTTCCTAAGAAAATTTATAAACTATATGAAACAAATATTCCACCTCTACTTAGGTTTATTCATTTTAAAAATATTAAACCAGCAACCTGGATTTCATTTAAAAAATCAGATATAGTCAAATCATTCGGTAAAAGGAAATATAGCACAAAGGCCGAATATGATATTAATTGGAAGAATATTATTCCTATTGAGAAATCTACATTTGCACCTTTCAAAATCGCATCCTTTGATATTGAATGTGATAGTAGTCATGGTGATTTCCCTCTACCTAAAAAAACATATACTAAATTGTGTAGAGAAATACTTTATAATATCAATAAGAAAAAGACTAATATTAATACTCATATCTATGACTATATTAAAGAAGCTTTTTCGGATAATATAACTGTTAATGATAGGACTATTAGTAAGATTTACTCTAAAAACAATATTAAACCATCAGAAATGAAACTAAAAATAGCATCATCAAAATTGTTTGATATTTATAATAGGAAGGAAACCTATGATATATTGGCAAAAGATATTCTACTAATGTTTAAAAATGATGAAAAACACGTCCAGGAATTGATAGAAGACGCATTCTGTGATATTTCTAATCCAGAAGAGAAGACAAACTTTGATATTACTACTATTTATACAAAACAAAATAAGAAGCCACCACTTTCCTATATTAAGAAGGCTTCAATCCAAGTTATTAAACTATATAACAAGTATATTAATTCATCTGATAATGAAGAGCGATTGGATGATATTATTTCAGAATTTGCAACATTCCTGAATTTGACTAAGGTGGAAAGAACCGAGAAATATAATAAACACGATTTGAATATTATCTATCTACTTATAGATCAGATATCGATTACACTAAATAAATATTTTCCAGAACTAGATACTTCTAAGGAGGTTATGGTTAAACGATTTGATAATTACATGTCACAGATCCTACCAGATGTTGATGGAGATAAAGTAATTCAGATTGGCACTACAGTTCAAAAGTATGGCGACACCGATTGTTACCTTAAACATATCCTTACCTTGAATGGTTGTGAAGAAATAGATGGATGTATTGTAGAATCATTTGATAATGAAGAAGAAATGCTATTGAGATGGAGTGAATTTATTCGTGAGTTGGACCCAGATATTATCACTGGCTACAATATTTTCGGGTTTGATTATACCTATTTGATTGAACGAGCGGATGAACTTGAATGTCTAGATGATTTCTGTAAAATGTCAAGAGAAATCGATAAGGTTTGTCCACTTGTTTGTAAATCTCTATCATCTTCTGCACTTGGTGATAATACACTAAAGTATATTGATATGGATGGTAGGGTTCAGATGGACCTTCTAAAAATTATTCAACGTGATCACAATCTTCCATCATATAAACTAGATTATGTAGCTGAAAACTTTATTAATAATAAAATAGTAAGTTATTCTGGTAATAAAATTATTATTAAAGGTATTATTTCACTAAACAAAGGAAACTTTATTACATTTAATGTAGATAAAGATAAATACAAAGATGGCAAGAAATTAAAAATTACAAATATTAACTATGATACAAATGAAATAGAGGTTGATGATAATATTGATGAATCTATTACAGCATGGACACTAGCGAAAGATGATGTATCTGTAAATGATATCTTTAACTTCCAGAAGGGTTCAGATTATGATAGGAAGGTAATTGCTACCTATTGTATTCAGGATTGTGCTTTGTGTCTCCATATCATTAATAAACTTAAGCTAATTACGAATAATATTGCTATGGCAAATGTTTGTAGTGTACCATTGTCCTTTATCTTCCTGAGGGGTCAGGGTATTAAAATCTTTAGTCTAGTGAGTAAAGAATGTAGGAAAGATAGATTTATTATGCCTGTTGTTAAATGTAAAAGGGATGACAAGGTAAAATATAATTCTAAATTTACATATTCCCAAGAAGAAGGTATGTCTCGAACGAACGAGGGATTTGAAGGTGCTGGTGTTCTTAATCCGATGAAAGGAATTTATCTTGATGTGTATTCGGTTGTTCTTGATTTTGCATCGCTATATCCATCGTGTATTATTAGTGAAAATATCTCACACGATTCTATTTGTCTAGACAAAAAATATCTTGGTGAGGAAGGTAAGAAGGTTATTGAATCACTAGGGTTGACATATAAAGATATTAGTTATTCAACCTATAAATGGATTGACCCGAGTATCCGTAGTAAAGGTAAAGTTAAAACTGGAGAAAAGACTTGTCGGTATATCCAATTCCCAGATGGTAAAAAATCTATTCTTGGTATGATTGAAGCAAATCTACTTGCTGAAAGGAAGAAAATGAAAAAGAAGATGAACACAGAATCAGACCCTATTCTTAAAGAGATTTATGATGGTGAGCAGTTGGCTATCAAACTAACTTGTAATAGTCTTTATGGACAGCTCGGTGCAGAAACATCACCTATCTTTATGTTAGATTTGGCGGCATCAGTAACAGCAACTGGTAGGAAACTTCTCTATATGGCGAGAGATAAAATCCAGAATAAATTTGAAGGTGCGGAGGCACTCTAT